GAAGCTATAGCAGATGATATGAAGACAAAAGGTTTTACTGATCAAGAAATTAGTGACTTTTTAGCAAAAGGAATCATTGATGGCACTCTTGGAAATTACTTCACAAACTTAAACCAAAACATGCAAATTCCAAAAATTACACTTGAAGACATTCCAACTGACCCAGATGGAAGTGTAGTATCAGAAACAGATACAAACACAAATACAGACAACGAAAGTATTAGAATCTCAAATGAAGAAGATATTTTTTCTCCAGATAGATTTGATCTTTCAGGTAGTTTGACGGATAAATTTATTCAAACAGCTCTTCCAACTACAAGTCAAACTCTTGGTGGTTTTGCTAGTAATGCAGATAAAGTAGGTAACGTTATAGTTGGTGATCTAATTGATGGAAGTTTAGCATCTAGTGGAGCTGATGTAGGAACTAATTTAAGTCCGTATTATGATGACAAATATACAGGGATGACGTCAGCAGAAAGCCTTGTATCATCTCTTGGAGATTCGTCTACTTATGCTTTAAACGAAGCCGGAAATTATATAAGTAGCACAGGAAGTGTTATTTCTCCTGCACAATACGATGATTTGGTAGGTGCTGAAGATGTAATAGATACATTTGATGAAGGCGGAGGTATATTTAATAAGTTTGGTACATTTATGAACACTCCAATCGAAAGTATAGGAAATGTAGCTCCAGCTCAAATATTAGGCGGTATAAGTGGTGCTTTGAGTTTAGCAGATTTTATAGATGACCCATCATTTAGTTCTGGTTTAGGAACTCTGGCCGGAGCAGGAGCAGCATTTTTCCCAGGAGCAGCGGCTAATCCTTATCTAGCTGGCGCAGCAGTTGTAGCAGGATTGTTAGAAGGACAACAAGAACCTTCTAATGAAACAGGCATTGCTAATTTAGATTTAGGAAGTGGTGAAGTTATTTCTTACGGTATGGGTGGTGACAAACAAAACGATCAAAATGTTGAAACAGCTGACACTATCGCAACAGCCATGACACCTATCGCTAATGATATAGCCGAAACGTATGGTGTAACTTTTGAAGGTGATATCGAAGTGGGCCTTGGTAACAGAGATGATATGTATGTAAGTCTTGGCAATCAAGAAGAAGATTCTACTTACATGGATAGACTTACTTATAATCCTGATGAAGGTGATTTAAATCTTATGTCAGGTGTTGAAGGGCAAGTACTTACATATAAGTATGAACCAGGATCTGGTAAAAAAATTGTAGAAGACTTAACAAAGAACTTAACTCTAGCTGCACAGAAAGCTGTAGCGAACGGTGAAACAGTAGTTAATTTAAGTAATGCCGTTGGCGCAGCACCATCTGGTGAAGCTTTAGAACAAAAATTTTCTAACTTAGGATTAGAGGATTATGCAATTGACGCATTAACCAGATCAGCAAAAGGCTACTATACTGGCGATGGCATACTTCCTCAATTTAATATTAGTTATGATCCAAGACAGTACTTATCACCTGACGAAGAAATGACCTTAATTGAAATGGGACTTCTTAATCCTGAAGATGCTGCATTTGTTCAAGAAAATACACAATATGTTGACAGTAGTGACCTAGATTTTGTAGGGCCTTTACCGATATAAGTTAAAGACTAGGCTGAGGCATTACAGATTCAATACCACTAGCTGACACAGTAACATCTTCTTCTTCCATAAAATCGTCATTCCATTTTTCTTTAACAAGATCATGTAAAGTACTTATTTGAGTTTTACCTGTGTGTTTTGCAATCAATCTTAATCGTGCTAAATCTTCAATATAAATTCTTGCAGTTGAATAGTTTTTTTCTTTTTTAGTTGTCATATTAATCTCCATAAGTCTTTACACTATAACGATAATTTTTAGGTTTACAATATAATTTAAAAATAATTGTTTTTTTACTTGTTATATTAGTTTACATGTGGCATACACATCTTGGGATAAAGAATGCCCACTTTTTAGATAACCATAGATAATAGGATAATAGTATGAAAGAACTAAACATAATAGAGGCTAGTGACCTCGACATTTCTAGCATGACAGAGAATGAGGCCCTCGATGCCTTGAATCAATGTACTCACTTGAGACAAGTCATCACTAAACAAGGCCAAAAGATCAGGGGTGTTTTAGATAAGACTCTAGGACAACGTTTATATGCAAGGCTGCAATCTGACGGAGTCGATACAGGTACACGAACCTTCGACATATCAGACGGATGCAAAGTTGAAGCATCCATCACTCCAAAGATAACATGGGATCAAGACAAATTAATTAAAGGTCTTGACTCAATAGCAAAGACTCAAGGCAAAGAAGCCGCGAATCACTATGCTCAAGTTAAATGGACGGTGAGCGAGACGAAGTACAAGTCTGCTCCCCCTGACATACAAAAAACTTTACAAAAAGCAAGAACAGTAGAGCCTAGCAGCACTACTTATAAATTAAAATTTTCAATGGGAGACAAATAATGAGAATAATATCAGCCGAAGAAAGACTAGGATCAGATTTTGGAGCTAAAGTAATGTTACTTGGCGAGTCTGGTATTGGTAAGACATCACAACTTTTAACTTTAGATCAAGAGAAAACTCTTTTCGTTAATATCGAAGCAGGGGATTTGTCTGTTAGAAATTTTAAAGGTGTGACGCTTGAAACGGAAACATGGCAAGACTGTAAAGACATTGCTGTGTTATTAGGAGGACCTAACGTATCTATTGTTAGTGAAAACCTATCCTATGGTCAAGCACACTACAATAGTGCCTTAAAAAGATTTCCAAATCTTAAAGACATTAATAATACATACGACAATTTATTTGTCGATTCTATAAGTGTAGCATCAAGATTATGTTTTTCTTGGTGTGAGCAACAGCCGGATGCAGAAACAAAAGGCGGTACACCTAATACACTTAAAATATATGGCAAACTTAAAACAGAAATGATTCAATGGGCTACACATTTACAACATGTAAAAAATAAAAATGTTATTTTTGTGGGCTTACTTGATTCCTATAAGGATGATGTTACGCAAAAAGAATCGTACTCTATCCAGATGGATGGTTCTGGAGCTAAGTTAGCGATACCTGGTATTGTAGATGAAATGATTAGTTATGTTTGGAAGCCTACTAATAATCTCGATCCAGAACAACCTGCCAGCAAACAAAGAATGTTTGTGTGCCATACAGATAACCCTTGGGATTATCCATGTAAGGATAGGTCTGGTCTTCTTAGTCAAGTCGAAGAACCACACTTAGGTAATTTATTAAATAAAATAACACAGAAAAAAATCAAAGGAGACAAATAATGGTTATGAATTTTAACAACGCAGACCAAGATAATTTTAACGAAAAGAAAGCACCAGACTTAATTCCAGACAAAACAATGGGTGCTATGAAAATACATCTTATTGATCCGTCTGATGGCGATAAACCTGAGAGAATTGTACCTGGTGTGCCTTATCTTAATTTATCAAAAAGAGATGGTAAGACTCAGTATTTAGTATTGAACTTTGAATTGTTAAATGGTGAACATAAGGGTAGAAGATTCTTTGACAATTTTACTGTGTTTACTCCTAATCCTGACAATCCAGCAAAAAATATTACGATGAAGGCGCTTCGTTCTATAATTGAATCAGCACTTGGTATTAATCCAAATGACGATTCTCCAGAAGCTGTGGCTAAACGTGATATGTCAGCACATAAAGATTGGGGTTTTTTAGATGGTATACAATTTGTAGGTGCCATAAAAATACAAAAGGGTAATCAAAAAGAAGGCACTAATCCTCCTGAGTTTTGGGATTCTTCTAATAAATTAAGTTATGCTTTAACTGCTAAAAATGGTGAGGAATATTACAAACACGCATCTATGTTTGGATTAACTCCTAATGCACCTGCGGCACCTGTAGCTCCGGCTACACCTATAGCATCGCCTGCTTTTTCACCTGATACGGATAAGGTTGCTGAACCAGCGCCTGTTGCGCCAGCACCGGCCGCGCCAGCGGCTCAACCCGTTACTTCCGATCGCCCTGATTGGTTGAATCAATAATTAGAGGTTACTATGAGAAAAAATGATCTTACGAAAATGAGCAAGGCTATTAGTCAACTTATTGAGGTCCACGATACTTTACTAAATGATCTAGAGTCTAACTCTAGGTTGTTTAGTGATGCCAGAGGTCGTAAGAAGCATAGCGACCTTCCTGAAAGAATTATTTTATTAAAACAGGATGGACTAAAAAATGCGCATATAGCAAAAGAGCTTGAAGTTTCTCCTCAATATGTAGGACAAATATTGAGACGACAAGCTGAAGATGTCGCAGTCTGATTTTTTTAAAAAAGGAAGTCATCACAATAACTTGGTGGCTTCCTTAAAAAAAATTAACACAACAAGTAAGGGTTATAGGAGTTGTCACACATGTTTAGGTATTGGTTTTCACCCTTATGGTAGAACTGATACATATAAAAAAACAATGGTGTGGTTCTGTAGTGCCTTATGTTTACAGAAGGATAAAATAAACATGCACGACTGGAAAGATAGAAGCCCTGAAGGGGCGCCAACAGATATGGGCCACGTACCTCTCACATTAGATAAATCTATGAAAGAAGTAATAACACTTTTAGATACTTTAGGATGGTCTAAAAGTTTTAAAGATTTAAGTAAGGATGAATTGTACAGCGTTATATATAATTTTTATAGGATTTTTAGATCTCACGAAGGCCAAGCCTTTGCGCAATTTAATAAACCAAAACTAGACCAATGGTTCTCCGATAAATATGAAGCTCCGGAAAAAGAACCTCCTAAAATGAAGAAAGGAGAAGTTGAGTTTGATGACAATATACCTTTTTAGGGGAAAACAATGTGGAATTTTAATCCAGTGCCAAACAACGGGGATGTATCAGAAAGATTTAATAGATACATAAACGATGCTTTAGAGGCAAAAGAAAGAAAACAACCTGTAAGAGGTTACATTGGAGGATCTAATATAGGAACTCCATGTGTAAGGAAATTACAGTATCATCTAGAGGCTACACCAAGAGATAAACAAAAACCTCTTACTGGAGATACGTTGCGAATATTTCAAGCCGGTCACACTTATGAAGACATGCTAATATTGTGGCTAAAAAATGGCGGCTTTGGCATTAAAACTAGAGATAAAAGAGGTCAACAGTTTGCCTTCGAGTCCGCCAACGGAAATATTAAAGGACATGTTGATGGCATTATAATGCATGGTCAGGTAGATATGGGCTATCCTGCACTGTGGGAATGTAAAAGTGCTAACGATAGAAATTTTAAAGCTTTTAAATCAAAGGGCGTCGCACAACACAATGTAACATACAGCTCGCAAATAGCTGTGTATCAATATTATATGAACTTAACAGAACACCCGGCTGTTTTTTCTGTTGTTAATAAAAACACACAAGAACTTTATCATGAGTTAGTGCCTTTTGATTCTGAGTTAGCGCAAAGGTGTATTGACAAAGCAGTATTAGTCATTAAAGCTGTAGAGGCAAAAGAAAGGTTGCCAAGAATAGCACAACAACCTGATCATTATTTATGTAGGTTCTGTGATTTTCAAAGCCACTGTTGGGAGACAGAACATGACCGTTAACTTTAACACTGTAAATCTTGTCAAAGAGAAAAAAGACTTTGATCTTTCTAGATTTAAAGATGAGTGTTTTCCAAGACTATCTCATATACTTCAACACTTATTACCCCAGGGACGCGTAAGAGGTTCTGAATTTGTATGTGGTGACTTAGATGGATCTTTTGGTGATTCATGTTCTTTTAGTCTTAACCGGGAAAACCCTGGTCTGGGCGGTGAGTTCAATGGGTCCAGAATGTTCGGAGATTTTATTGATCTGTGGCAACATCAGCATGGTTGTTCTTTTGGTGAAGCTGTAGAAGAAATATCAGACTTCATGAGCATCCGAGTACCATTAAAAAACACTCCGATAAATACGCCAAGCGTCGCGAAGGCGGCGCGCGAGGTGCTTAATACAATTCAATATATATACAAAGATAGGAACAATGAGGTTTTATGTACCGTTGTTCGTAAAGAGTTTAAGGGAGGAGACAAGACATTTTATCCTGTGCTTCCGTCTGGAGAGAAAAAATTTCCACAAGTTAGACCCCTCTATAATCAAGATAACATTGATAAATGTGATCTCGATACTAACATCTTGTTAGTAGAAGGAGAAAAATGTGTGGACTCTCTGAGGGAAGTTGGTATTACGGCTACTACAGCCATGGCTGGATCAAATGCCCCCGTCTCCAAGACCGATTGGTCACCCTTAGAAGGGCGCAGTGTTATCATATGGCCAGACAATGATGAGTCTGGTTTGAAGTATGGAACAGCGGCAGCGTCTCACCTGGTAACCATTTGCAAAAGTGTTCGCGTACTACAACCTGTAAATGGAAAACCAAAGGGATGGGATTCTGCTGATGCTCTAGCTGAAGGGTTCGATATTGAGTCTTACCTTTATAAGAGAGATTCTGATGTTAAGATTATCAATCTTTTAGATGATAGTCTATCAGTTTCCCGTTATAAAAAAGGTCAGGCACCACAATACGAATACCTTCTGGATGAAACATTGCCCCGTGGTGTTGCCGGAATCATTGCTGCTTCTGGCGACACCGGAAAAGGAATGTTGACACTCGACCTGGGATTAAAATTAGCTTATGGTGAGCAAGGATACGATAGAGCTTTTGACTCTACATTACTACAGAATGGTTCCTGCGTTATTTTAACAGCAGAGGACGAAGCTGACGAAATACATAGACGTATTGACTTAATAGATCATCAAGGTAAAAGATTTACTAAGTCAGAACATGATTTGAAAGTCTTGCCTTTTCCAAACTATGGCGGTGTTAAGCCAATTGTTACCACTACCAGAGATGGACCGGCAATAACAGAACAATGGGAAGAGATTTGCTCGCAGATAAAAAAAATAAAAGACCTTGCACTTGTAGTAATAGATCCACTCGCGAGCTTTGTTTATGCGGATATAAACAGCGACCCCGCGGCGGGTGCGTTTGTGACGGGCTACTTTGCAGCCTTAGCGACGGAAACCAACGCTACGTGGCTTCTTGTACATCACATGACAAAAATCGACATAAAAAATCCTGTTGTAACTCCGGAGCATGCGCGTAATTTAATTAGAGGTACGTCTGCCATCGTTGATGGTTTAAGATTTGCTATGGCTCTCTGGGTTCCACCAGAAGGCGAAATGAAATATTTATGTAAAACATTAGACATTGAATATAAACGTAACCGTATTGTTAATGGTGCTGTTGTTAAGAGTAATGGACCCGCTAACAGAGAGATACGAACCTTTGTGCGTAATTCGCATAATGGATTGCTAGAAGGACGAACTGACGACGTTCTTTTATCTAAACGTGGAACAGATTTTGAACTTGACGATCTTGCGTACTGTATTAAGAACGCTGCTATGGAGGGTAAACCTTTCACCCAAACAGGCAAAGCTAATGGCATAGGTCATCATAAGGAGCGTCTAAGCGACGTATTACAAGAGAAAGGAATCAACCACCTGGAAAGAATGGTTCAGATGTTAATAGATAGAAAAAGAATAGTCAAAGCATCAGCTCCAGGATTAAAATCCCGCGTGTGGCTAGATGTTCCTGATGGACCATTTGCTTCAGGCGACGGTGAATTTGAACCAGGAGCATAGGAGATGAGTATGTTAAAATGGGACGGCTTTAATGAAGCCATAATAGGCATTGGAGAACGATGCGGACAAGATGACATTATTGTCTACAGTCTAGATAAAATGATTGAAGTATTCATGGATGCTAACGATGTCGATGAAGAAGAAGCAATGGAGTATATATCATTTAATGTCTTAGGTGCGTGGATAGGAGAAAAAACTCCTATTATTATAACAACAGGACCAGAAGGTATCACGCACGAACCGGATGGCCCAACTGAACACATGGAGAACTAAATGACGAATAAAGAGTATGAAGATTTATTACAGAAAACATTTGATGCTTGGGATCGTTTTGCAGAACCTGGTAGAGAAAATCTAACTGTTCCTGAATTAGCTAAACGTATGGAAGCATACAGAACTGAGTTCTATAACAAAGGAAGAGACATACCTCACGAATTTGCAGACGACGTAAAGTAGACTTACAGACCAAACGCGGTTAGCTTTATGCGTGCCGTTAATAAGTAAAATACGGAACCAGCGACAACGAGGTCGCGTTGGTGAGTTATTTGTAGCATTAGAATTAGAAACTCTTGGTTATCCTACATCACTTATCGACGCGCCTGGTTGTGATCTTATTGTTAATATTAATTCTATGGCATTAAGGATCCAGGTTAAGAGTGCTTACCCTTCCCGGTATAAAAAAAATAATAATAATAAACGCTATACGTTTAGCACGTCAACAGGAAGCGCGAAGCGCGGCCTGGGGCGCAAGGATGCTGATGTAGTGTGCTTTGTAGCATCTGACATAAGAAAGGCAGTCTTTAATGTTATACCCAAAAAAGGTATGTCTAAAACAAAACACTTTAAACTTAATTATTTTAACGAAGACAATATGTTTGAGCTGAGTTGGAAAAAATGTTTAGAAAAAGTGACCCCTACATAAAGTGCGTAGGGGTCGATGTGGCTGCAATCGTGGGTTAGGTTTTAATACTTAAAAATTGGGAGACAAATAAGTATATTTAAGAGTCCTTCGTCCACTAGTACTATATGTAGTATGTAACGAGGTGTTCGTCAATATGTAGTATATAAACTAATAAAAAATAATATCCCTATTGATAATCCCATTGTCATCATATAAAATTTAAAAAAACTCCAGTCCATATTCTTCCTCCTTAGTTAATTCAATAGAACGCTTCTTCTTGGTACCACAGCACAAAGAATAGTCTTTACTAAGAAGACTCACATCATGTTCTAAGGACATATAGAAAGACAAGGTAACCAAGGCGGCCACAATGTTTAGTCCTATTGCACGGTAATGGGTATTACTCGAAAAGAGCCTTCCTCATATAAACCTCCTAAGAGATCATGGGATTCTTGAATGATTCGAAGGATCTAAAAACTGCTGACGATATCTTCAAAGCTGTATCTAAGTTATCAAAATTAAACTCAACTTCTTGGCCTTTGTCATCAGCTATAAAAATGGTAACGGGGATGGAGTGAAAAAAATGTCCTTTCTTAACCATCCCCTCGCTTGCTACTTTCAGCTTTACCCTTACCTTCTCTACCTCCTTTGTCCATTGAAAACCTTCCTCAACGATGTCCTCAATGTACCCCATACTCTCTAATTCTGTGTGTATTTTACTTAATACCTTCATAACCTGTCCTTCTTTTTCTATAAAAACTATATTGACTTTAATGTTTTTTTATTGCTAGCCATCTTCCCTTATTCTCTCAGAAAGAGCCTTGGCTGTTGCAACATTAAGGCCCAGGAGTTGATATGTACTCACTGGGCGACGATAGGATTGTCCTTTGATAGTAACTAACAGATAGTCTTTTGTGATCGTCACAAGGACTTCATTGTCTGATGCTTCAACTGTTCTGTTAGGCATTATGCTTCTCTAAACTTTTGTACCACGTCTTGTTATCTGTATCGAAATACACGTTCTCCAACGGCCTACTATTGCCCCCGGTGTGTGACATATTTTTAGTTTTAGATTTTTTTAATTTTCCTTGTATTAATTTTTTAGACATTTTTTTTCCTCTCTTTGTATTCTAAATAAGCAATAAGACTTATAAGTATGGTAAAGAACCAAAACGTAAATTTAATTATAAACCATTGAAAGCTATGNTGCGCTGACTCCAGGGCAACTGCCGGATCTATCTCACTCGCTTGTTTCAGTATCTCTTCCAGCACACCACATCTCCTCTACTTGTATAACTTTAAGATTACCGTCCATGTCATAATTTGTTCCTATCATGTAGGAAGGGCATGGCTCCGGCAACGGGGTCGGCGCAGCCGGCACGTGGCTCACACTAACTAATATTACTAAAGTATTTAACCAAAACATTTTAATGACCTCTTTTTTATTTTATTCTGTAACATTTTCTATTCTCCCACAATCTTGTTGTTGATAATCTTGATAGCCTGCGTCAGCTAAAGCTTCGTCATGGTCAATCATGTTTTGATATTCATCATCTCCCATTTCTTTCTTTAGTATATCTTGTTGTTGTTGCCACATCTCATCAGAAGATAAAGAACAAAACATATGATCTTGTTTCATTATTTTAGGAATATTACTTTTCTTTAAAAATTGCGAAGCCTTTAAAAACTCTTCAGCTTCTTCCTCTGTTAAGATAGAATTTTGTATATAGCGTTCCTGAATACCAAAGTAGTCTGCAATGTATTTAAGAGTATTTAAACCTACAGGTTTACCTTCA